GCCTCGTCGCGCGTGACCACGACCTATCTGGCACATTACTGTGTCCGGTTCTCGTTAGAGAAGTCAGACTCTCAAGAACATGGTTCCAACCATGTGAAGAACTCCTATGAGTTCTCTCTTGAAGGCGCCATACCGGAGATACGAAGGATTGTATATCACGCTGCCAATAGGCATCGCGCATAGCAACACTTCCTAACTCAACGTATTCAGCTATGCTCGAATGATTCGGATTTGTTGTTGGAAACAAATCTTTACCAGTCGTGCGTCGCAGAACACATCTGATATGGCTGAACAGTATTAAGGCGGCCTCTGAGTAACCAGCGATGCGTAAACGCATCGCTAAGTCACATAGAGACTGCAGTTCAGATAAGTGATCGGCATCCGGGCTGCACTTCCATCGAACCGGCGTAACATCAATGCCCATAAAGGCATCGGTGCCGCATGATTCTCTGAAGTGCGACTTCCAGAAACTCTTGCGAGTATTTGGAAGCAAACCAAACGATTGAAGATCCTGCATTACTGCAGGAGCTTCTTCGCTCGGAACCAGGATGTCATCACCGAACACAAAAACAGAGTTGGGGTGATGAACCCCGCGACTCTGAATTGATGCACAGCAGATAGCCCAGAACACTAGGCTCTGAACGGGAAACGTAGTTGCGTTTCCCATCGGAGCGTAGCAATGTAAGTTATCGTCGTAGCTACTAATTGGTAACTGCGGAATAACGAACTTCTGAGCTCTACAGCATCCGAAGTACTTGTACTTCCTCCCAAAGAGGATCTGTACAAGGACATCGGAAACACGATCGGATGCCTCTTTGAGATCAATTGTCGCATACTTGCGACTAATTGATGATCTTAGAGCCAAACGAGCGTTCACGGTCTGATCATCGAAGTGTACACGGCCGCGAGGCCATGGACCGCGATGATCTCGACGCTGAGAGATTGCTCTCTCAAGACATACCCGTAAGCCCTGCTGAATCCATATGGCTTCAGCAGGATGAACACATATTAGGCGAGGCCCACGACTGTCCTTAGGGACAGGAATAAGCTTCGCTTTGATGTGATCTGAACTTAGGGTCCCCAACTCGGCCAAATGCTCGCTATTGAAATAGCAAGTCATAT